AGCGGCTTCACCACCTTCGAGTCATGTACGCTTGCGTCGGTCGTGACGTAAGTCTCCACCGGTTTCGTCTTCTTGTCGGCCTTGGCGTGAGCCTTGTAGCCATAGTGTTTCTCGTCGCCCTTCTTTGCCCAGCGTGCGTCGATGTCCCTCCACTACTTTTAGCCATTTTGTGTCCCTCCCAATAATTCTTTCTGCAAAGCTATCTGCTCCGCCTGCTCTTGTTTTATCTCATTCAACGTGCTATCTGGGTCTGCGCTTAAATCGCTTGCAGCTATACTCTCCCTTTGGCTCATCAGTGCCTTTCCCCCATTCGCCTTTTGCAATCTGTCAATCATTGCGGTCTCGTCATTTGGGATATACGCCTTTATCTGATACGAAATGACAAGATTGTCTATGTCGCTTGCCCACTTTGGATTGAGGATTTTAAGATAAGCCTTAATGATGTTCCCCTCTCTCTCGAAAGCTTCTATGAAATTGCCACTTTCATCACCGACCTTGAAAGCAACATCTGACAGGTACATCTGTCTCGCATCGTAGCCAATGCCTCCTACGCCTTTTAGGTTCTCAAAGGAAATATCGGGGACTTGCGACTGCATGAAGTAGAGGCGTATCATCTCCTCCACTTGGTACTTGATAGCGTCGATGGCTTGCGACCACGACACATACGACACGTCGCCGCCGTTGTTCACCCTAAATATCCTCCTGCCTTCGCCTTTGGCTTCCTCGCCAGTCAACGCTCCAACCACTTTCAGTATAGGCGATGCATTGTAGGCTATCGTGTCGGAGTTTCGGGAAAGAGTGTACTCAAGCTCGTGTCTCAACGGTTGCAGTCCCTCCCACAGCGGCTTGTGCCTGTAAGCATACACACATGGTATCTTCATCAGCTTTATCGGGTCGTTGGTGACGTTCAGCCATCCTCCGCCATCCTCCTGCCATTTGTAGTGGGTATCGTCGGTATAGGTCTCAAAGAACGTAACGTCTTCATCCTTTACTTTCCTTATGTACTCGAAACTCATGGCAAGCATATCTCCATACTCGTCAAAGAGAGGATAGAGCTTCGTGCCATCCATAGGCGAGTAAGTCTTGCACTTTAGCTTGTAGTTACTATCAAAGCCATAAGCCTTATTCGGTTTCTTTACGGCATACCATACCGTACAAAACTCACAACTAGCAAAGTAGTTCTCGCCCCTCTTCAAGTTCTCGCTGTCTATCCGAGCGGTCTTGTAGATAGCGTCTATCGCTTGGCTGACCTCCTTCAGACGCTGCTGGTCGTCTATGCCCGAATATTTACGTTTCACTGGCGACTGCGGCGAGAACATGAACTCTGTCATCCTCTTCACCAACAGCCGCTCCATTCCCACAGGTATCCTTGCAGGCTCTTCACCGTCGCCTTTCGATTTCCTCGTGACCTTGTTCGTCATGATGTCGTGAAGCCTCGGCTCGTAGTCTTTGAGCAGGTCATTCCACTGCGGGATGTCCACCGACTTCTCCTTCAAGTTGGTGATTATGTCGGCAGCGTTCTCAAGCTGAAGAATCTCGTTTATATTCATTTACTTTTTTCTTCTATAGATATAATCGACGTTAAAAGTTCTATCATTAGAGTATCTGTCCCCAACTTCATTATATCCATCATTTTTTTTCGTGAAACTTTTATTTGGGAGGGACTATTGTCTGCAAGAGCACTGGGGTTATAGGTATATCCTTCTGCCTCATAAGCTATCTGACCGTTCCTATCTTGATTTAAGGACGTTACCTTTTGAATTTCATACTTTCCAGCACCATTGTCTGAATACATGTAATCGTCTTTTTAAAGGTCGCTTACTACTGGTCCATAGATGCGTTCATAATTGGATGTATTTCTCGTACGAATATCACTTGCTACACTTGCAAGTTCTTTGGTCAAACCATTACGTGTTGACTTTGTTCCTCCTGATGCTTTAGCCATAATTAATAATCTGTATCTACTGTATATTTAGTTCTATAATTCTTAATCTCGTTATTCTTTATATCGTATTCGACGTTATAGACTTCTGTGCCCTCCTCCTTTGAGCTTGAATTGATATTTCTATAAGTCTCATCCACAACCACCTCCGCAGTTACTGTATCTCCTTCTATCTTTATATTTCGGACTTCTCTCACGGTAGCATCTGACTTGTACCACCCCTCCGAGTTACTGTAACTATCCGAGAAAGTCATTGCGGACTTATACGCAGCATTTTTTTATCTTGCTCTCATACTGACGAGAACCCCTCTGAGAGAAATTTCGTGTTCCTCCGCTTCCTTTAGCCATTTCTGAAATCTTCTATTTGTTTGTTGAAAATGTTTGTCGCCTCCGCTGGCAGGTTCTTCGTCAAGTCGAACTCCTCGCCGAGGAAAGCGATATTACTCTTTATTGCGTCGAGAGACCTCCTGCTGGACTTCTTGCAAGTCACGACAGGAGTGATGTATATGCATTTGTGCTGGCGGGCGAAGCGTTTCACTTCGAGACCGCCGCCGTAGATTACGAACATCAGAGGGTTGTCTTGCGCCCACTGCTTCGCTATCTCGTATTCAAACTCAAGGTAATGCAAGCGGTCGGAATAGCCGCGTGTGCAGAACGAGTGGTAGCCCATCGGCACGCCGAGCATATTCAGTTGGTAGAACTTGCCCGCCACGTTCAAGTCCACGAACACGCCTATCCCCCTTTCTTGCGTCGCCCTCGCGCAGAACCGCTTCTTGTATATCGCTTGCATCCCGAAAGCCACTGGCATTTCGTTGAACAGACTGAAGTTCGGCTCTACGATGTTCGCGGGGTTATGTTGCAATATCTTGCTCGGATGCTCATACACGGCGTTGAAGCGGTAGTCATCCGTGTAGAAGTGCAGCGTGCCTGTTCCGTTCATCTGGAACGTGCGCCTCTGCTCGCCGAAACAGACAAACGGTATCTCACAAGCCTTTGGCTGAACATCCAACCTTAGACTCGGTATCTCCGCCTCATTGTCAGAGGGGAAAATGCAATCGGGTACTTCGTAATCCATCTTTTTCTGAATTTTTCTACAAAGGTATAAAAGTTATTTGAATTACAAATATATATTTAGTTAATATAATATAAAACTAGATGTATTTATCTAGCTCCTTATTCAACTTCTTAATATCCACTTCTGGAAACAAGTCACAAACCAACTTTAAGGATTGGTAGTAGTTATTCCCAAACGCTCTATCCTCTAAGTCCATCAACCTTAGAACCATTGAACAGAAAATACTCTTCTTATCGCTCTTAGGGTTGCAATAAGCTGGTAGTGGGTCTTTCATCACCATCACGCTCCTTGCGGCTACATGCGCCGCCAAATCCTCATTTTGCATAGTTATCTATCCTTTCTGTTACTAGTTTCGTTGCTTTCTTTGCGTCCATAAGAATGCTCTTGATGAACATCGGGCTTTTCTTAGACTGTTCTAGCCCTTAGATTTGTAACTTGACTTAAGTTGCCATAACTTTTTAATTATTGCTATTTGTATTTCAAATACTTTTTGTATCTTTGCACCATGAAACCGAAAATGCAAAATCAGAAAAAGAGCTATTCGGCTCTTTACGACAGACTGGAGGACTACTCGGAAAACTCGATCACTTTCCTTGATAGCCTTAATGGAGAGCTTGCCGCTCCGCTATCCACGATTAGCTTGGACGGCAACGTCTTCCGTTTCAAAGACCATACCGAAATGAATGATAGCATTTCAAAACTCGGAATTTCATTCGTTTTAGGACTTTGGAGCTTGATTTCAAACGGCATTGATAAGGAATGGTCTAACGCTCAGAAGTCCGTCCAGACACTCGTAAAAAGTGCTTCCGCTGTCTATGATGAAGATATTGTGGATGAGTACAGAAAGACGGCAACCGATGCTTTCAAGAAAAGGAACGTTGGCGGACTGACTATCTCGCAAAGACTTTGGCGAAGATACTACGATTACAGAGACTTCCTCGAAGCGTCAATATCAGCGTCCATCAGCAAAGGCATGAATGCGGGTAAGGTGAAAAGGGAGATAACGAATGACCTGCAAAACATCGACGCTTTGAGAGTGAAGTACAAGGACAGATACGGCTCTGTGCCGAACATAAAGGATGTAAGGTATTACGTCTCTCGCTTGGTTACCTCCGAAATCAACATGGCGTACCGTGAATGCGAGCAACAACGTTGGCGGCAGCTTGATTTCGTCCTCGGCTTCAAGATAAACCTTTCGGGCGCGCACAAGGAACGGGACATCTGCGATGACCTTGCAGGCGTTTACCCGAAGTCTTTCAAATGGTACGGTTGGCATCCACTTGACAGGTGCTACATGACACCTGTGCTTATGTCGGATATGGAGTTTTGGGAATGGAACAACGGCGGAAAGAAAAGCAGAGAAATTACCGATGTGCCACAGAACTTCAAACAGTGGGTAGATGATAATGCGGACAAAATAAACGCTTCAAGTTCGCCTTATTTCTTCATTGCGGACAACTGGAACGGTCGGTTAAAGGATTATGCAAGATATAAGACCGACAGCAATTATCGAGATGTCGCTTTCGATTATGTTAGCGGAGGTATGAAAGCGACGCACATAGAGCACACTTTCGACAAAAGCAAGGGTTGGTATGAAAACTTTGTGCAAAACGTTGGCTACACTAATGGGCATTCTGTTATACTGGAAAGAGAGCGGCATGATTTGTTCGCCACCAAGAATACCGAGGGTTCGTGGAATGGTCAAAAATTTGAAATTGCGGCTACAGAAACGGCAACACCGAATAATATCCGTAATGCATTAAAACATTGCGCCTCAAAGCCAAATTGTGAAGTTGCAGTTCTTTTCTTCCCGAACAATAATTTCTCTTCTTCCAAATTCAATCATGCGTATGGTAAGTTCTACGGTCTCAAGGGCACATCGCAATACAGGCATTTCTCAATAATCTTCTGTGTCGGTACTGGCTCTGTTTTGGAAATAAAAAAGCCAGACTAACGCCTGGCCTGGAACGAGGGACGTTTCCCTTGCGGGATTAAACGCTCCCCTCGCGTTTGCAAAGATAAGGATTTATTTCTCCTTATCAAAATTTTTTAGATAATTTTATGATTTCAAGTACTTGTTCAACCGCTTGAAATCCCACTCGTCCATCGGGTAGTGCAGCCTGCGAATATCCATATTATCCTCAAGGTCGGCTATCTTCACTGCCCTGCTAATAGGGTTCTTGCCTGCCCTTATGATGAAGTCGTCGTAGCTCTCTTCCTCTGGGCGTGTCACGCCAACCAAAGCGTCCGTTATCTCTTGCGGGAAACCTTCTTCTTGCAGTCCTTCGACCGTCCATTCCGTATCTTCAAGCACGTCGTGCAAGACGGCGACAATCTTTGCCCTGATGTCGGTGCATCGCTCCGCCACTCTCAACGGATGCCCTATATATGGTTTGCCGCCTTTGTCAACTTGCCCTTTGTGGGCTTCGGTGGCGATTCCTTTCGCTTTTTCAAGCAGTTCTTCGTTTGTCATTGCAATACTATTTTGTGGCCATATTCCATTTCAAACTCTCTTATGACGGCGTTTAGCTCTTCGGGAATGTAAGTTATTGCCTTGTCATATATGGACTTTGGTACACCAAAGAAAGCCTCGGCGATAGAGCCTGTTATGCAGCCTATCGTGTCGCTGTCGCCGCCTATGCTTATGGCATTCCTTATGCTGTCCTCAAAGTCTGTGCCGTCGAGGAAGGCTACTATGGCTTGCGGAACACTGTCTTGGCAAGTGCCGCCCCAACCATAGCTGTCGCGTATCTCGTCGCAAGTGAAGTGGAGGTCGTAGCCGAAATCTTTTTCTATCTTGCTCCGTATCTCTTCTTTCGTCGCTCCGTTCCGAGCCATAAAGATGCAGAGAGCCACGGCTTGCGCTCCCTTTATTCCTTCGGGATGGTTGTGTGTGCATTGAGCTGACACCTTTGCCGCCGCAAGAGTAAAGGCGGATGTGTCGTAAGCCCATCCTACAGGGCCGACACGCATCGCGCTACCATTGCCACAGCTGTTGTATGGCTTATGGTCGGAGTTGACCCAGTTGACAAAGCCGCTGCCGTATGCGCCCATAGGATTAGGATATTTGCGGGCATACTTCAGATAGTACTTCGCCACCTTGCCGTTGTGCAGCAACCAGTCTGCCGTGGCAATGGTAAGAATGCTGTCATCCGTAATCTCTTTCTCATCGCTGAACAGCGGAAACTCCTTCGTCTTGATATTGTCGAACTCGTAAACGCTGCCAACGATGTCTCCTATGATGCTGCCTATCATAACTTGTCGTACTGCTCTTTCGTGATTTCCTTACCGCCGAGAGTGTAATCATACACATCCCTGTTTTGCGCTTTCTTTTCCTTGCCGCCTACGACCTTCAAGTAAACGCCTGTCTGTTGTTTGCCATCGCTCTCTATCCTAACAGCAACATCATTGAAGCTGTCGAAGATATAAACGTTTTTCTGCTTTTGCAGCTTTCTTACAATGTCTTCGATTTTCATACTCTGTTATTTTTTGCAAAGTTAGTCATTCTTCTATGAAGTCGAACATAAATCCGTTCTTCCTTAAAATCTTTATAGCATTATAAACTTTCGAGCTGTTGAAGGCTTCGCCTGCCGTGCCGAGGTTTCGAGAGTGTAACCATCCTGTTTTTCTCGAAAGGTCGGTATCTTCGCTGAACATCCCCTTTTTTACGCCTGCCACCAAATCGGTAGGAAAGAAGCCACCAACGACAGAAAGCACATATACTTCACCCCCGTATTTCTCTATGAACACGTCCTTGCTTAACCCGATGTACCACGGATAACTCTCTTCTTCAAGTTTCCTTATGGTGCAAGTGGGATTGTCAACTATCTCGTATCTCACGCCGTCCATTTCCTTTACAGCGGGATTTGGGAAGTCTTTTACTCTCTTCCCTTTACTGAGGGATTGCCATTTCATGGGGCTTACATATTTCGTTGTCATATTCAGCCCTCCACAATAAACTTGCAAGTATCACAAGGGTTCAGCCCATTTGCCCAAGCCTTCTTCAAAGCCTCCGACATTGTGAAGCCGTTACGTTTAACCATCTGCCAAGCGAGTTTCATTATTTTTGAAAGCTCCGATTTGAAATTTGTAGTCATTGTCTCCTATTTTTTTAAATGAATGATATTTTTTTTATTACAGTGCAAAGGTAGTCATTTTTTGTGAATTGACCAAATTTTTAAACAAGTATTTTTCTAGCTGTAACTTTGTTTAACTTATTGAGTTCCAATAACTTTATTACTTAACTTTGGCTAACTTTTGCGTATTTTATTTTAACCCCATTATTGGTTTGGGCTGCCGTAAGATTTAGGGCGGTTATTGGACTGACGAGCTATCCAAGAAAGGAAAGCTCTTTGAGAATAACTCATACCCAGTTGATAAATGGCTGCCAGAAGTTTACAGGGTGCTGAAAGACGGGGCGCATTTCTACTCGATGATAAACAACGTGAACTTGCGAGACCATCTGAATTGCTTGCAGTCTTATGGCTTCCACTTTGTTCGTCTTTGGGTATGGGATAAGAAATTTCCAATATGCGGAACATCCTATATGAGCCGCACGGAGTTTATTACATTCTCTTACAAAGGAAAGTTTAAGTATGTGAATGATTGTGGGGTATCTGATATTCTCTCAGTTCGGAATGTTAAGCCAAAAGACAAGAACGGCAAGGTTCTTCACCCCTCAGCTAAGCCTATCGGGCTGATGTCGCTGTTAATCCAACAATCCACCAATGAGGGCGATTTGGTCTTAGACCCTTTCGGTGGAGTTATGGCAACTGCCATAACTTGCATACGAACCAAAAGACATTACGTGTCTTGCGAGATAGCCCCACATGATTATAATATAGGGAAAAAGAGGATAAAGCAAGAGGAGAATTTCAGACAGCTTGACTTGTTTGGGCAGAAAAATCGCCCATATTCCCACTAGTGTCTCTGGAGGTACACATATAAGGGCTATCCGTAATGCAGCAGTCAATCGAGCCTTTGGGAATTCGCTTGGCTACATCTAGGAAGTCTTCATTAAATATCTCGTCTCTCATTCGCCTTCAAACCCTGTCAGTGCCTCGTCTAGGATATACAGTTCCATCCTGTTTCTGTTCACCTTGTCAGAGAACTCTATATACTTATTGATGTCGTTGGATATTTTCTGCTTAATGTCTTTGTCGTCGTTGCTGTTAATAAGGTAGTAACTTAACAATTTGGAGAGTGTAGAGAGACTGTAATCGCTAATTAGCGTGTGCGCGAGATTACTCAGTATATCCATGTTCAGTTGGAATATCTCATCGTCTGTGATGTTGGTCGTAAAGTACGACCTCTGAGCCTTTACAAGCTCTTTCTTAAATTCTGTCTCAATCATTATTGCAAAAGTTTAGGTGTATATTTGTTCCTCCATGTCTTTCTTAGATACGAAATCGCTTCTTCGTAGGTTTTCAAAAATCCGTCGTTGATGAGGTCTGCAATCTTATGCTCCAATTGCCACAACTCGCACATCTTACTTTCCTCGCCCTCCTTGTTGCGCATCATCTTCTCGTTGGCATTAAACACGCAAAAATTAATCGCCTTGCTGATGTTACTCATCGCTATCGGCATGAATGATTTGTTTACCAATTTCCCGATGGCGTAGCCCAACTCCCTGTAAGCATCGCCTGCATCGTTACGGTACTTTATCATCTGGTCGTAAACGAACTTCAACACCTTAACCTTGAATGAGGGATTTATCCACATTGCGAAATCTATGAATAATAGCGGATGTATCCACATGCCTCCGTTCTTACCTCTTGTTTTTAAATAGCAACTTTTCTTGCTATTTAACTTTTCCTCTGTAATCAAGGCATTTACAAACTCTGTTGTTGCATTGTTATCAAAATACGATTGTATTCTTTTATCCGACAGGCTCGCTTCATTCCATTGCTTTAGCAAATCTGTTGCGCAAAACATTCCATCAGCCGTTCTCTGAATTACATGAAATTGACCCATCGGGTGCGTCATTAACTGGTTCGTCTTCATTTCTCCAAGTTCTTTTCGTATTCTTCATTCATTTTCTTTGCAGCTATCTTTCCTGCCATCTTCTCTGTCTCATCGCACTCGCCACGCAAAAAATGCATGAATAGGCGTATCTCCTTCTTCTCGCATAGGGATATTACCTTTTCTCTCCATTTTCTCTCTTTCTCCGTGTCGTTTGGAAGTGGATGGTCGCAAACGAATGCCGTAACAAAGTTCCAATACCTTGCATGAATGAGTACCGTTGATTTCTTCGGAACGCAATCAAGAATGTCTTTCATGCAGTCATACCACACCTTCTTGTATTCCTTACTTCTAGCGCCGCCATTTGTTACGAAACCGACTTCAGGGACGAATGCGGTATAGCCGTAGCCTGCGTAGACCACGTTATTCTCTTTCCTTGTGGCAACTTTCATCACCACCTCTACTGCGTCTTTCGGCAACCTTGTGCTTATGTGACCTCTCTTGATGCAATCTGTCATATTTTGTTTTAGATAAAAAAATTCCGCTGCCAAGAGAAGATTGGCAACGGAACAATATGAATAAATTTCGTTTGTTTGTCCTAATACGTTGCGCTTCTCTCGCTTTTCGAGTGCAAAGATACACAATATTTGTGAATAAGTAAAACGCAACTACATATATTTTGCGAATTTTAACCAACTTAACATAAAGAAAGAAGTCTCTACTTTCACAAGCAGAGGCTTCAGTAATAAAAAAAATATCACACGCCCATTTGGCGTGAAACATAAGAGATGTTAGTTTGTACTAACGTTTGCAAAGGTAAGCATTTCTTTCCGACTATGCAAAAAAAATCACTTACTTTTGCTTATTTTTACCACTTGTAACCTATTTTATCAATCCAGAGGGATATTATAAGGCTTTCTGCGAATTTTAAGCTACGATTTGTTTAGTGTTTCTTCAACTTGCTTGAATAGCTTGTAGAGGAAATCTTCAATCCATTGAGCTTCCTCGACGAGTTCGACAGCACCGAGAGGACACTTTCGTAACCTAATTCAAAACTTATATTCATATCGCTTTGTTTTAAATTGTTCAACTTAAAAATAATCCCCGTCCTGCCGTTAGGTCAGCGCCCCTGTTAGCGAGAGAGTATCGCCGTCTGTTGCCCAAGACACTGGGTGTACGTTCGATCGTAACTCAACCGCCATTAACGAGGGTCGCACGGCTATTTAGGATAAGCAACCTTTAACCTCTTTCAAATTTTGGTTTTCACCACGGCTCGTTTTCAAAGGGTTTACATCGAAAATGTCAAAGCCTGCGCACAACTTCTAGTCTTTGTTTAAGAGCTTTATGATCCTTGGCATTCAGCCAGTAGTCCTTTGCTTCATAGCGTTGATTCTCAAACTTAGAGTATTTAGCCATTAGATACAAAGACGTTAATTTGTCTTCGTCGTATGTAGCAAACTTGTTAGGTATTGCACTTGTAACAAAGTCAAGGTGTCCGTAATATACATCATCTTCATTAAGAATATATTCTTCGTGAGGATTATTCTTGCCGTGACACTTGATTTGAATACTATCGTTTGCCAATACTATCACGGCATCAACTATCACGTCAGTTGGGTCATCGTAGCAAGACGCTGCGACGATAGGTGCTTCGGATTGTAATTCCTGTTCGTCACTGTGGTAGTTGCCAAAATGGAACTCGTCATTCCAATTATGCAACTTATTCCGTAGTTGTTGTACTTCGATATGTTTCACATCTTCGTACATTTGATAGATAGTCTCACTCTTCATACCTATCATTGTCTTTACTTGCTTTATCTTCTCCATAAGGCTTACATTGCTAAACGGTCAATGAAATATGTTTCATAATCCGCATCTATACCTAGGTTGGAACCAAGCAGCGGCAATATCTCCGCTCCTCAAATCTCCACACTCCATGTAATCTCGCAGATTATCAACTTCACTCTCTAGATATTCCCTTGTTTCATCTTCGGTGCAAGAGCAACCGAGCATAACCGCCATTATAATTGTTGCTTCCATTTTTTAATCTCCTATTTTTTAAATGAATGATATTTTTTTATTACAGTGCAAAGGTAGTCATTTTTTGTGAATTGACCAAATTTTTAAACAAGTATTTTTCTAGCTGTAACTTTGTTTAACTTATTGAGTTCCAATAACTTATATTTGTAACTTGGCTTAACTTTTATTTGACAGAAAAGCCTTGAATTTGACTAAACACTCGGGGCAAACCTCAATGTTCCTTTCGTCTCGGTCACCGCCTACCTCGTATGAGTATCTTATCGTTCCAATCGTCCTGTTTTCGCTATCGGTAACAAAATCTCTCTTGCAAACATCGCAAGTATGTGTTATCTGCTTAATCATAGTCTTGATAGTGGATTTGGTTTGTTTGTACCTTTCGATTTGCAATATTCCTCCCACGTAATGCACCCTATCTTGCCTTCTTCCCTTTTTAGTTCTTTTTGCTTCTGCTCGTAACGTTCGTACCTATCGTAACGCTCGACGGCAAAGCTCCTTAAAGCCGATGTTATCCTCATAGGGTCAACGCTGCCGTAGAACTCGCCGTATTTTGCCGCCTTAAACCACTGGAAGAACAACATAAGCTCTGAAATCTTGAAGTGTGGGTAAGTGTGAACAATCGTCATTGAGCACTGCCTTAATTGCTCCTTAGAGAGCTTGTTCTTGCAACCACAATACTCGCTGAGGTCTAGGAGTTGCAAGGCCAACCATTCTATCGGGGTACTACCCTTGAACATATTTCGCAAATCCGCCATCGTAGGGTAATCGCCAAAGAAACAATTTTCCTCGTTCTCGCAGATATACGGCTGCGCACTAGCTTGGTACTTTTGGAGGAAGCTGACTTCTCCAATCCCATTTGCCGTTATAGTAGGGGTCGTTATACTTGTCATCTGACTCGGAATCGAGTTCCTGTATAAGCTCGGCTGCTTGCATTGCTCGCTGCCTTCTCTCTTCGTCTTGTTTAGAAATTCCATTTTGATAATTTTTTCTGTTGTTATTTGCCCATCTTGCCAATCGCCTGCTCAAATCCCATGTTTTCTCGGTCTCAAAGCGCATCTTCGAATAACTCTTGTTTGGCTCAGACCAATAGTCGAAAAACTCTCGTAACATTTCTTTGCCGTAGGTGTCGAGATAGGGAATGAGGGAGTTGTAGAAATCAATTGCCCTTTGTTTTGTAGCCTCCTCAATTTCCTCTCTCGTCTTGACCGGCTTCGCGCGCGTGTTATATATTTTTTCTTTGTTATTTTCTTTTTTATTTTCTTTTATAGGGGGTGCAGGGGGGAAGATTTTCTTTTTTTTCTCTTTTATCCTTTCTTTAATTTGGTTTTCAACGTCTCCGCAAAATTCCGAGGCTTGTAAATTGTTGTTATTTAGGTTTTTATGGTTTTGTGTGCTATTTTGTGCGAAGTCTTGTGTATCGTTTTGTGTGCATTGTTGTGTGAAGTTTTGTGTGCATTTTGAGATACACAAATCTTTCTTTGGACGGCATGCCGTGATGGTATATTCTGGTGCGCTGCTGCCTTTTCCATCCAAGAACGTAACCAATCCTAACGATTGCAGTTCTTTCCTCGCTTTCAATAGCGTGTTTCTGCTTATCCTTAGCCACATACATACCCTTTCCGTAGATACGCTTATCGTTCCGCTAGATTTCTTCGAGCAGACTTCCCTAAGAAGAAAGATATAAAGGTCGGCGGCGACATGGCTTATATCCATGTCTATGCGCCTATCGTAAAAGTCCATTATCAAATATTCAATCTTCATAATACCACGTCTGTTAATTGCCTAACATTGTTTCTTATTTGCCACTTGTCGCTATCGTCCTTATAGAGCTTTAACTCATCAACATGTCCGAAACGATTGACGTTGCCACACAAGTCAACGAGCCAGCTGTCTTCCTTCTTATCGCTAATGCGCATGGCTCGACCTACCTCTTGCGTGTATCTCGCCAAGCTCATTGTTGGAGCTGCCAATACCACTGTGTCCAAGTCGGGGCGGTCATAGCCAACAATCAGACAGTCTGCATTGACTAGTATTTCTATTCTGCCATTCTCGAAGTCATTGAGTACGTGCTCTCTGTTCTTCTTCGTCATTTTGCCTGTAATAAAGCCACAGCCGTTGATGTGCTGAGCTAAGAACTCCGCATCTTCAATGAACCTCACGAACACTAATATTCCGTTTCTTGGCTTCCCACTTTTCGGGTGCTTCAACCTACAAAGGATATTTATCACGTGCTGTTGAAAGTGGGTTGTCTCATTCATCCATTTCACGGACTTGTCAGAGAAATCCGAACCATTGCTGTTCTTGAACATTTTACGCTCATCCCAACCTTTTGCAGGGCATCTGTAATATTTTATATCCGACAAGTACCCCTGCTCCAATAAAACTTTTGTGTCTATCTCGTATATGACTTCCTTGAAGATAGGCTTCTTGTAGTTCGTAAGCATACACAGCCTTGACTCTGCACCGTTAAAGGTCTTGGTCTTCCAATCGTAATCAACATCGCTTTCTAGCCTATAAGGGGTGGCGGTCAACCCTAGCACTTTTGCTTTAAGTTGAGAGAGGAAAATCTTGTACATTCCTTGCTTTGGGTTGACTAGATGCGCCTCGTCTATGATGATGTAGCCGAATTTCTCAAACAACTCTGCATTATCCTTGACGCTTCCGATGGTACAAAAGGTAATAGTGGATATTTCCTTTTTCCCGACCGAAGCCGAATACATAGCGCACTCGTCTGTATAGATGCACATCTTCTTGTAATTCTGTTGCAGTATTTCTTTCGACGGGCAGAATACTAACACATTAGAGTTGAGCCTTTTCGCTATGTCTGCTATTATCAGACTCTTCCCCGAACCTGTACTTGCAACTATCAAGGCATTGAAATCTTTCCCTTTGTCGAGAAAGAAATCAACCGCCTTGTCACTCGCTACTTTTTGATATGGTCGTAGTTCGTATCTCATTGGAGCATCATCTTTGCTTTTTTCTCGTCAACTATGAATAGCGTTACAACTGTTCCGTGGTGAAACATCCTTTTGTATTCAGTTCCATCAGACAATTTCCCTGCCTTTGTTTGGAAAGCATGGTTTATTATCCGTCGAGACGTATTGTTGTATCGCTCACTCATCTCTTGTTCGCTTCCGCTTCCCAACTTCTGGTAGCGGAAATAACCTGCCGTATTGTTGTGACTTACTAGAACTTTCATATCATCGAACCGATTAAAAACAGTACTATAACTATGACAAACGACTTAAAAGCCTTCTTGTCTTCCTCATTCCACTCGTTCACAGGCTTAATGCCAGGAACCATAATGTGTATAAATCTCTTGAAGTCTTTCATGCTGCCATCTCATTTACTAGGTTGATAACTTGAGCTTCCACTTCGGAAGAAGCTTGCTCTACGGTTTTCTCTAAATAGTTGATGATGTCGAAGCTCTCGAAGTCTATGTAGTCTTCGTCTAGCCACGTGTAAGATACCTCTATTCGGGTATCTCCATTCTCGACTGATGTAAACTGGTTTTTACCCTCACCGCCTAAGAAAATCTTCTCGGCGAGCTTTTCTAAAAGCAGTTTTAGATTTTTCATTTTGTTATCTCCTATGTTTTATTATTTTTTCGATGTAAAGGTAATCATTTTTAGTGAGATTAGCAAATTTTTGAACTTTTATTTTTCTTACTGTAACTTAGTTTAATATTTGGAACACAAATACTTGCAAGCCGTAACTTTACTTAACTATACTTTAACTGGAAAGTTCTTGTTTTTGGCTAGTTCCTTACACTTGTCCTTGTAGTACTTGATAAGCTCTTCCAACTCCCATTCATACCACTTCCGTACCATGTTTGAGCGCACTCTAAGAAGGTCGAATTCTTTCTCTCCAATCTTCTTCATAAGGTTGGCTTGGTAGCCGTCCAAGTGGTCGGCACTCATGCGGTTGCAATAACTGCACTCGGCGTTGCAATTCTTCTCGTCGTACCGCGTGTTCATCCTCGCCCTGCTGAAATAATGCCCACAGTCAGCGTGAGACCAGGCTTTCATCCTGCCGCACGAGATGCAGAAGAAATAGCCATTGGCGTTGCTGTCCCTCAATCGGATATAAAGGCTGAAAACCTTATCCAGTTTGTTGATAAGGGATTGTCTCTTGCTCGTTACCTTTCCTTTCTTATACCACATATTATGCCTTTCTTAACGAAACCCCATATTTCTCCTCAACGTCTGTGTTGAAATCGACACCGCAAGAGATGAGGAACTGCCTTACCTCGTTAACACTCTTCTTGCCAATATTCCTTACTTTAATCAAGTCGTCAGCCCTAAGCATGGCTACCTCCCATACATACTCCACCCCTAAACTTCTCAATCCATTCTTCACTCTCACGGGTAGTTCTGTATCAACTACCCTCGTTAGCAGGGTGGGCGGCATTTCTTTATAATACCGCTTTGTTTTCCTTATGTAATGTTTAACGACATCCTCTAGGTACTTGCTATGCATCCTTTCTTGGAGAAGCTTATAATGCAAATCACCTATTCTCGCTTTCATGTTCTCGTAGCTATTTCTTCGTGCTTGAAGAATGTTTATTCCGTGCTTTATCAACTGTCGTATCCTCTCGCAAGTCAATCCGTACTCATCGGCTATCTCTTTCCTCGTCTTGCCTTGGAGCGTGAGCGATAGTATGTCAGTCTCTCTAGAGCGACCATCACAGATTAACTGCAACGTCGATGATGCGACCTCTTCCAATTCTGTATTTCTCATTTGTAACCTTTCTTCTTCATCTTGATTTTATATCTCTTTTGGTGCTCAAACTTCTGACGCTGCACCTCTGCCCTGCGGCTTTCTTCCGCCGCCTCGGGGTCTCTGTCGTATTCTTCTCGCATAGCGTCTATTTCGTCTTGTGTATAATGGCTGTCGAGCATGGTGGAGTTGATGCATGATAGGGGGTACCTATTGAAATAGATACGAAGTTTATTCTCATTCCACCCTACCTTGTCCCAAGCTCTCTTGTTGAGTATCTCCCTTATCGGGGCTAGGTACTCGTTTATTTCACGCCAATTTGAGTCAGTTGTTATCATAACTAAGTTCCTTTTTATTTACTCTGTAATATGCCACATGGGCGCACCTTGCACTATCAAGCTTCTGCTGCAATATCACGTTCTTGTGGTTGTAGCCCTCTCGTTGCGCCGACACCCTCACTATCGAGTACACATGGTACGCTACGAGCAGAATTATCAACGTTAAGTAGGTAGGGTGAGGGTATTGTACGAACAACCTCTTAACACCAAAGAACAGCCCCTTTCCGAGGCTAGAGATGAACGTTATCAATCCACTGAATGACTGTCTGAAATAGTCCTTAATCTTCATATCCGCCTCCTTTCAATATGCTATCTACAAAGTTCTCACCTAGAACATCGTCGCTCACTCTCTCTATTAGCACTGTTCCTAATACGTCCAACACCTCTTTGAGGTAGATGCATTGCACTTCCATCTTCCGCTTGTCGGAATAACCAAGACTATCACCTATCTCTATGGCATCCTTTATCGCTAATGCTTTGCGGTGCAGCAGGTCTAGCGACATTTGTCGAGCACGTTGCTTTAACTCTTTTTTTTTCTCTTGTTTCATAGTCTTCTTGTTTAGTGGTGGAAAGGCGAGGACTCGAACCTCCTTTGAATATATCAATTTAAAATGGCATCATCTCTTTTAGCTATCCTTGTAGTCGTTTCCCTCTCCGTAAAACCCTTTCCGCTTTCGCAAGTGTACTCGGGGCAAAACATAGGAATTCCATCTTGTAGTTTGTATGAAAAATCTATCAATTGTGCGTAAACACTTCCATTATGCAAGTCTCTTCAAGCTTGGCTATCTTGTAGTCTATCATCGTCTGCCCGAAGACTTCATCAAAATTCCTCTTTGCGCTCTCGATGTTTGATGCTTGCACAAGATAGCAAGCGTTGGATTTCTTCTCCCTGTTAGTCTTCTCGTCAAGGGTAATGAACTGCACCCTTGCCTTGTACCACGCATCGGCGTTGGGGCTGTCGTTGGCGAATATCTCCTTGTAGGCGGCTTTCTTGATGTCGGTAATCTCAAACTCGCCAATGGAGAGAGCAACCATCTGTGCCGTGACACGTGCTTCGGCTTCCGCCCAACTTACGGCATCCACCACATACGCCTCGGTCACTAGCTTCTGCAATCCGTCATCGAGCGTCTTTGGGTATCTTACCTTGCAATCGAAGAATGTGCCTGTTTTACTTCTCATATCAAAAATTCATTAAATTGTTCATAAATTCCTCTTCCGAAACGTGCGTTAGGAACGTTGTGAAAAGAACGTCTTTCACGCGCTCGTAGAGTTCACGGAATTCCAGCTCGTCCATCTTCTCGAACGATATGGACTTCGGGATGTCCATCCACTCGCGACGAGCGAGCGAATAGACTTTCTCGCAGCACCCCGCCGCCACCTCGACAGTCTTGCGGAAACAGTTAACATCGTGGTGGAAGAACGCCTCGCGCTCCTCGCTCTGGTACGCCCACGCCGTGTTTATCAACGCAAAATACTTCCTGTGGAAATCGAGGTTGCGGGCGAGGACTATCTTTGCCTTGTACGTCTGACCAATCTTCAGCTTCTTCTTGCTGTCGTAGTCGTCGTCCGTACACGGCTTCAAGCCCTCGACCGTGTTAAGCAGGTATATCTCCATATCAGAACGGCAAATCTGACTCTTCTTTTATGGGAGTGCCGCTGTTGTCAACTTGCGGAGGAACATCGTTGGCAATCAATGGCGGCTTGCCGCCCTCGCCTTTGGTGGTCAGCACAATGTCGCTCGCCACAATGTCGGTGACGTAGTGTTTCACTCCGTCTTTCTCGTACTCGCGGTAGTTTATCATCCCCTTGACAATAACCTTGTCGCCCTTGTGGATGTACTTGCATACCGTGGCGAGGCCGCGCCACGCGACTATGCTGTGCCATTGCGTGCGTTCAGGCACTTCCGTGCCATCCTGCTTCTTGAAGCCGCCCTGCGACGTGGCGAGAGAGAACTGCGCCACCTCCGTGTCGGACACTTGCGTTATCTTCGGGTCTTGCCCCGCGTTGCCTATCAGCAGGCACTCGTTTATGCTCTTACTCATTGAAAACTCGTTTGTCGGTTATTAGGCTCTTATGCTCGAAAAGGAACTCTATCAAGCCCTCACAGTGCTTGCGAAGCCTTTCCGTGTCCCTCTTCTCGTTGAAAAGGTATGTCTCTGTGTAGGGCGTTATCTCCTTGCCGCCCATCTCGTACACATTGTACTCGAACAGGTTCAAGTCCTTGCTGCCCTCGCAGTGCAGGCAGTACGGATAAACCAAGTGCTGCCAGTGCCGCTTGTACTTCCCCATCTCGTACCTCGTGGTGGTCTTGATGTCGTGGACTGACAGCGGCAGCAGCTCGTCGATGTAGCCGTACAGCCGCACGTCGCCGTATTTGGTGGGCAGTATGCCCTCCGTAAATACCTGCGTGGCCGCGCCCTTGAAGTGTTTGGCCGCGCCCCTCACAACCTCAATAGGGAAGTAAAAGGTGTGGCCGTTAAGCGTGGCGTTCACGCCCACAACATGGTCTTGCAGCGGCTCGCCGTCATATCCTGTCTGCTGGCATACTCTCTCAATCTCTATCTTGTCGCTCCCCCTGTTCTCCACAAGGCAGTCCACTACCTCGTTGAAGCACGTCCCACGGTCGGCGTAGGTCGTGTCCTCGATGGGTACGCGGTTTATGTGGTCGAGCAGGTCTTGGCGGCATCGCTCGCGGAACTCGTCGGGGGAGAGCTTGGGGCTGTCGCTGTAGCCCCAAAACTTCTCCCACGTCAAGTCGCTGTCAAGGAACTCTTGGTAGCTGTCGAGCAACGTCGCCCAGAACTTGAACTTACACTGCTGGCTCATACTGGTGTGTCTCCTTGTTGAGGCGCAGGCCGAGAGCCTTCGCCTTTTGACTCAACATCACGCTCGCCTTCTGCTTGCTGTTCCCTATGTGGCGCAGGTTGCCGATGTTGGCGATGAACTCGTTTGCGCCGTTAGCGTCCGTTATCTGCTCTATGCCGTCCTTTATCTCCGACATCAGGGCGTCGTACTCCTTCACCGCCGCTTTCTTCTGCGCAAGCATCTCGGCATACGGCTTCAGTATCGACTGTTGCACGAAGTCGTTGTCGCCAGTGGTGTTGCCGCCCGCGTCCACGATGTTCGGAATGACGAGGCAGGCGGGCAGGTTGCAAGTGTTCTTGCCGTCGTTCCTCGCGCTCGGGTCAAAGGTTATAGTCCTCATGTTTTGCCCATTGATGTTCTGCATCTCCATGTAGCCCAACAGGTCAAGCTCGGTCACTATGGCGTTGTAGTTCTTCTCGCGCAGGTCGGGAATATAGACGTTGTTGTCGCCCTCCTTGCGCGTGGAGCGGTGCGCCACGAAGATGAGGTTCTTGCCCAACATGGAGATGTTGCGGACGAACTTCGTGAACTCTTGGTTTATCGTCCCCCACTGCTTCAGTGTGGGCTGGTAGTTGCCCGCCACGGAATAGATGATGTAGTCCATCATCTTGCCGATGGTGTCTATCACTATCGTCTCGTACTTGGCGAGGTTCTCTTGGAAGAGCTGCACGCTGGCCTCGTTCCAGTTGCTGATAGGAACGGTGTCAACGTTCTCAAGATGGCTCATGTTGACACGTTTCACGCCGCCGTCGAAGTCAAGCAACAACGGTTTCGGGGCGGACAGGGCGAGCGTGGTCTTCCCCATTCCGGGAACGCCGTAAATCATCGCCTTTATTGTACTCGGTATTTCGAGTTCTACTGCTGATTTGATTAATCCCATATAAATTTTGTATTAAGACATTGCAAAGGTAGTCAAAAATATTTGATTTCCAAATAAATTATTCTTTTATTTTTCTGTCTTTAACTTAATTTATCTATTTATAATTCAAATAAAATTGAATATAACCTTACTTAACTTATTCATCTGCTTGTTGAAACTTCAATCCGTACTTGCCTGTTAGATAAGACTCGGTCTTAGTCCGTCTTGTCTCGCTATCATAATATAAGGTATAAGGTTCATCCTCAAAACGGAAGTAGTTGTACTTATGTACATATTTCGACACTATAAGGCTCAATGCCCTTGGTAAAAAGGATATTCTGACCTTTGTTTTCTGCGGTAAGCCCTGCATTACCCTAAGACGTTCCATCTTAAAAAGATGCTTCTTCCCCTTAGATTGGCTTTGCCGTTTTTTCTCTTTCTTTTCGGGGTTGGTAAGATTATATATTCTCTCTTGGTATATCTCATTTTGAAGCTTTATGTCGTGCTTAATGCCATGCATTTTAGCATAGTTGTTCACTGCTGTTTTCCCTATGCCTAACATTGCCGCTATTTCCTTAGCCCTGTGGGTTGGATATAGCTCCAGTATCTTCCTTACCTTTTCTTCGGCTATCGGTCTCTTCATCTTATAACAAAATTAAGGGGTAAGCCATCTTTCTCTCCGCCAAAATGTTTAATAGACGAGCTGTTTTTCCTTGGAGCCAAATTTAATGGCTTCTTCCAAGCATACTTGCACCACACTTTCATCTTCTCCTTGCTGTCAAGGCTTCTATCCATAGCCTTAACTTCCGCTAGCCACTCATAGTAGCTTATTTCACTTTCTTTAATCATTTAATCTTCTTTTTAAAGTTACCATTTACGCATACCCTTTGCCAGAGCACGCTCCATTTCTCGTAAGGACACCTGCAAAGGGTCGGCTCGCCAAAGACGCTCAGAGAATGGGGGGCTGTGGCATGAGTGCAA